CTACATCGGCACGACGAATTCGGCACGTCGGGGGCGCTGACCGTCCTGGCCGGGCACCAGCACCACGATCACGCAAACCTGCTGCCCGCCGCGATCTTCCGGCGTCGCCTTGGCGAGCGTGCCGCCGTTCTGCGCCGCGATCTGCTGGCCGATCGCATAGCAGTCGCCCTGCGCAAGCTGAATTCGCTGCGGCGTCGCCGGGGCGGCAGAAAACATCGGCAGCCCGGACGCGGGCGCGACTGCGCCCAACGCCATCGATGCTGCCAATGCCAGGGTCGGGATGCGAATGTTCTTCATATGTGACGTTCTATTACAGGCGGGCTGAACATCAAATGAACAACGAGGCGCGAAGTTGCAGCGCTTTCACTTGATCCGCGTGGTCGCGGCCAGCCGACCGAAGATCGCCACGAGGCCGGAGATCGCCGCCACCACCTGCAGGACCGTTTCGGTGAGAACGGCGCCGTCGACCGCATCGACGGGCACGCCGAACGCCGCCGCGCCGGCGCTCGCCACGGTGATGATCGACGCCCAGATCGTGCGCGAGGTGTACCAGGGTTTTTCGATGTCCATATGCTTTCCTTCCTAGGTGTTGAACTGGAATGTCCGCGAGGCCGCAATGCCCGGCCCGACGGCCAGGCTGACCTGGCTGACGCGCAGCGTGGCGGAGTGGGTGACGAGCGACGCAGCCACCTCCCAGTACGGCTGCGTCGTCTCGGCCTCGGCGATGATTGTGTCGCCGTCGAGAAGTTGCACCTGATAGCGTTCCTCCGCCTCGCCGAGCGGGATGTCGGACGAAAGCCAGCTATCGGCGTCGATCCGCCCGCGCCGCGTCCACCGAAAGGCGATCATCTCGCCAGTCCGCTCGCACCGCAGATGACAGGGCGACAGCGGCGTCAGCGCCCGCACCCCGCCGCTGAGGAATGCGCCAGTCGCATAGCGGTCGGACAGATCGTAGCCCGCCGGCGCGCAGCGCCAGTTGAGCTCGCGGCCGATCTCGCTCGGCTGCAATCCCGCTGCCGCGACCGCCCGGTCGAGAAGCACGAACCGCGCCCCGGCCTCCGCACCCGCTGCAAGTGCATCCTCGGTGCCGAGTTGTCCGCGCAGGAGGTTTGAGAGTTCCCAAAGCCCGGGCTCGATCTCGTCCGCCCCGGCAAATTGCAGGACCTCCCATCCAGCGACGCTTTCCATCGCGCAGGCATTGGCGCCGTTCAGCATGTCGACGATCGTCACCGATTGAAGCGATCCGCCATGCAGCCTCACCCGCAGGCGTGCGACGCGGTCGATCAGGCCGCTGCGTCCAGAAGGCGCCGCCTCGTCGAGCCTGCCTATCGTGGCCGGACGTTCGATCTGCGCGCGCTGCGTGAAACCGGCCGTATCCGGCGAGGCGAAGACCAGATGGCTGCGCCAGGGTCGCGCCCCTGCGGCGATCCGGAACTGGTTCTCCGGCGCGCCGCCCTCCGGCCCCGTCGGCAGGTCCAGCCAGATCGCGTCAGGCGGCCCCGGCAGCGCGGGCGTGACCCGCACCGGCGGCTGGATGCCCTGCCAGCCGCTCGCCGCATGCAGCCCGATGCGCCGCGCGACGACCCGCGCCGTCAGACCCTCCTCGACCGTCTCGACGCGGTAGAGCCGGTCGCCGCGCCGCTGCGGCAGCCGCACCGCCTGTCCGGTCGAAAGTTCCGCCGGCTCCGTGGAGAAGCTGATCGTCTCCCGCCCCGCGCGATGCCGGTCGAGCCAGCGCCCGGCGAGCGCCGTCGCCTGCCCCTCCTCCAGCATTCCGGGAAAGCCGAGCCGCGACCGGCTGTCGGCGCCCGGCTCGGACACGACAGCACGCGCCTGCGCCGCCTGATACTCGCGGAACGGGTCGCGATAGGCGAGTTCGACCTCGCTCGCGACCTGCGTATCCGCCTCGCTCGTCGTCTCGACCACCACGCCGCCATCGTCGACGAGGTCGACCAGATCGACGATTTCACCCACGATTTCCGGATCGCGAAAAACGATCGTACCGCCCCGCTCGCTGACGCCGAGGCCGAACAGTTCGACCAGCGGCTGCAACGCCGCCCGCGCCGTTCCCGGCTCGTCGACGACATAGCCTGCGATCGTCTGATGCACGTCGCGCACGTCCGGCAGCGGCAGGCCGTGGCGCGCCATGATCGTCTCGATCAGCGACGCGACATCGACGCCGCTCGCCCGCCCGTTCAGCCAGTGGCCGAGAAACCAGTTCGCGCCATCGGCCCAGACGCCGCCCAGCGTCGGAAAGGCCGGAAAAGGACGCGCATCCCACGCCCAGACATAGAGCCGGTCGGGATCGACCATCCGCCCGCCCTCCAGCGCAGCCACCGGGTTGCGCGCACCATCGAAGCTCGAATGCCCCGGCTGCCACGCCCCATGCTGCGCCTCCAAATAGCGCGCCTGCGCGATATCGCTGCGCGCGCCGTTGGAGAAGTACGGCGCTGCGTTCTCCGAACTCTTCGGGTCGGGAAAGACGTTCGGCTGGTTGGCTCCATTGTCGATCGCCGGACAGCCGATTTCCGTCATCCAGATCGGCTTCGAGCCCGGCACCCAGCCCGTCGGCTCGGCCAGTTCCACGCCGCCCACGCGGTCGAAATGCGGGTTTTCCCACCAGGATTTGATATCCTTGTAGCGAAACACCCAATCCTTGCCATACGCCCCGTCGCTGATCGGCGTGCGCTGCCGCTCGATCCGGTCCTCCTGCGAGGCGTAGAAGAAATCATAGCCTTCGCCGCGCGAGACGCCTTCGAGCAGGCCTTCGCGATCATTGGCCGACGAGAACCCATCCGGGCTGCCGCCCGCCTCGTCGCCGTTCCGCCAGTCGGACAGAGGCATGTAGTTGTCGATGCCGACCGCCGAGACCGCCGGATGCGCCCACAGCGGATCGAGGTGGAAGAAGACGTCCCCCGATCCGTCCGCCGGCTGATGACCGAAATATTCGGACCAGTCCGCGCCATAGCTGATGCGCGCCTGCGGCAGCATCGCCGCCACCTCGCCCGCCAGTTCGCAGAGCACGCCGGCGAACGGAAAACCGTTCGCCCCGTCGCGCAGGGTCGTCAGCCCGGGCAGTTCCGATCCGAGCAGGAAGGCATCGACGCCGCCCGCCAGCGCCGCCAGCCGCGCATAGTGCAGAACCAGCCGGCGATAGCCCCAGTCTTCGGGCCGCAGGCACGCGACCCCCTCGCCCGCCGCGACCACGTCCGCCGCCGCCACCGCGCCCGCGAAATCCGCGACGATGCCCTGCATCGCATTCGTCTTGTCCGGACTGCCCGCCCGTCCCGGTGCCGGCATCGCCGTGATCCGCCCGCGCCACGGATAGGCCGCCTGCGCCGCCCCGCCATAAGGGTCGGGCAAGACGTTGCCCGCCGGCACGTCCATCATAATGAACGGATAGAGCGTCACCTTCAGCCCGCGTCGGTTGATCTCGGCGATGGCGTCAATCACTGACCGGTCGCTCGGCGTCCCTCCATAAGCAGCCGCGTCGTCGATCTGCGAGACGACATAGGCCGCCTCGCGCGCCACGCCCGAAACCGACCACGCCTGCGAAAAACCGTCCGGGTTGCCCTGCGTCACGCCAGGCCGCACCCGGCAGGTTCCGGCGCGCAGATCGTCGCCGAACCAGGTGACGACTAGCGCCACATGCTTCAGGTTCGGGAACACCGCCTGCAGCTCGTCGAGCGAGGCCTCGATGTCGCTGCCGGCATGAAGCACATGCCGGTTCACCGCCTCCGTCTCGCCGCCCGGCCGCGCCCGCGTCACCTCGGTCGGCGACAGGCCGTATTCGGTCGAGCCGGGGATCAGCGCCACCGCGCGCACGTCGCTCTGGTAGCCGCCGACCGGCCGCACCACCTCGAACTGGAACTGCGGCAGGCGGTTGCCGAAATCGGTCAACGGAAAGCGGTCGAACACCACATAGGCGACGCCGCGATAGGCCGGCGCATCGCCCTGCTTCGCCGCGATCAACGGGTCGGGCTGCTGGTCCTCGCCGCCTCGATAGACACGGATGTCGAAGCGCTCGCGGTCGATCTCGCGCCCATCCGCCCAGATCCGCCGCACGCTCGCGATCTCGCTCTCGCACAGCGCAAAGGCTGCATTGGCGAAATAGCTGTAGGTCGTCGTCTTCGGCCCGCCCTTGCCGCCCTGTCGCTCGGTCCGGCTCTCCTCCTCGAAACGCGTCGCCCAGATCAGATTGCCGGCGATCCGCGTCGTGCCGAAGGCCTGCGCCAGCGGCACGCCCTCTTCCGCCTGGAACGGCCGCATGCCCGACAGCCGCGGCCCCTCGATGCGCTGCGAGCCGGTGATCAGCGCGCGGTCGACGAGATAGCCGCCGATCGCACCCGCCGCCGAACCGATCGCCGCACCGAACGTGCCGAGATAGCCGCCGAGAAACGACCCGGCCGCCTGCAGAACGATTGTCGCCATGAAGTTCCCCGGTCAGTCTGGAAATTGAAAGGCCGCCGCAATGCGCGACCGCCAGGCCGGCACGAGCGGCGACACCGCCACCGCGTGGCCCTCATAGGCATGGATGATCGTTCCGCCCTCGGCGAGGATCGCGAGGTGCTTGGCCGGCAGATGCCGACGCCAGCGAAAAGCCAGAACGTCGCCCGGCGTAGCCGCCTCGACGGCAACTTCGACCATGTGCCGCCGCGCGGCCTCCAGCAGGGGCTCGTCCGCCCGCGCCTCGGCCCAGTCGCGCGCATAGGCCGGCATCGCTTCGGGCTCGCGGCCATAGAGGCTTCGCCAGATGCCGCGCAGCAAGCCCAGGCAGTCGCATCCGACGCCGAGCCTCGATGCCTGATGCCGATAGGGCGTGCCGATCCAGCGCCGCGCCTCGTCCAATACTTCCGCGCGCCTCATGGAACGATCGCCCCGCCGTCGAACACCCCGTCCTCGCTGACATACCCGTAGGCCACGTCATTGCCCGGAAGATGCGGAAAGCCACGAAAATTCAGCGTGTTGGCGAACTTGTCTCGGCAAGTCGAAAACGCCTTGTCGCAGCCAGCCGTGATGGTGAAATCGCTTCCCGACGCAAGGTCGGCGCCGGAATCCAGCTTCACCAGAACGCCTTCCGTCCCGCGCCGATGCGCGGTCACGCGAGAGGTTCGTCCCTCGACGGTCAATTTCCCGCCGCCGAACCAACCGTCGGCATAGGCGTCGAGCCCGGCGACGACATAGGTTCCCGTGCCCGCTTGCGAAACGATCGTCCCCGCCACAGCGAACCCCGCCAGCCCCACCCCGCACCTAGCATCGCCAAGCTCCGCATCGCAGCTTCGCCGCAGATACCGCCCGGCCGGCCGGTCGAGATTGCGCACCAGGCTTTCGAGCTCGGCCACCAGCGCCCCGTCGCGCCGCGTGATCTTGCCGATAGCGGATACGCGGATCAGTTCGGCCGATTCCGGTGCGGTCCAGTCGACACGAAACGTCTCGACCTTCGCGCCGTCGAACAGCCCCGCATCGATCTCGTCTTCCGAAAGGCGTGCCGACGACAACGCGCCTTCGATCTCGGCCGTATCCACCGCGAGCCCCAGCGAGGACTGCGCCTCGCTCTGGGAGAACCCCGATTGCGGTTCAAAGCTGGTGCCGTCGAAAGCCAGCCCCCGGTCGTGGTCGGTAAATCCGAGCGCCGTCCCGTCGCGTTTCGTCACCCGCCAGCAAAAGCACAGCGTCGTCGCCAGATCGCTCATGCGAACACCTCGGCGATCGGGATCGACGGGATCTGCCCCGCCTTGAACGACGACAGGCTGATCTCCAGCCGGTCCGTGTCGAACCGCGCGGCGATGTCGAACAGGAAACCGGCGGTCACCACGCTGCCCTCCGCCGGCGCGGCGTCGAGCGTCACGATCCCCGTCAGCGCATCGAGCGAAAACGCGCTCGCATCGAGCTCGAAACCGTCCACCGCCACCCGCACCGATCCTGCGACCGGCAGCGTGATCTCACGCCGATACGCTTGCGCCCCGCTGCCATAGGTCTTGGCGAGTTGAAACGAAACCGCCTCACCGTCGCCGATCCCGATCTCCTGATCCATCGATTCGGATTCGTTACCCAACCCACTGGATTTATGGTCGAAAGGGTCGCGAAAGCGGAACGCATGCAACGCACCGCGCCGCGCTTCGAAGAAGGCGACAATCTCGGCCAGATCGTCGAGCGCGCGCAGTCCGGTGCCGGCGTCGAAGCGCCGTCGCGAACGGCTCTGGCGCAGATTGCGCCGCTCCTCGCCGGACGTCATGGTGACGATCTCGACGCGCCGTTCCGGCCCGCCGGTCGCGCCGAACGAGACCGCGGTCGGAAAACGCTCATCGTGAAATGCGTCCATCATCGCCTCACAAGGTTCGCGTGCCGCGCGAGACCGCCCGCGCCAGCATGCCGGTGATCTGCGCCTCGGATTTGCGGAACGAGTTCGCGTCGGCCGCCGTCACGTTGAAGACGACGTTGACGTCGCCGCCGCCGCTCGCCGCCACGCCCAGCCGTCCATCGGCGGAGCGCTGCAGCGGCAGGATCGACTCCGCACCCGCCTCGCCCATCAGCCCGGCCCCGCGCGCCATCGGAAAGAGCGTCGGGCCCGACACGACGCCGCCCTGCGCGAACGGGGTGATCGAGCCCGGCACGCCGCCCTTCGCAAACGGCACGATGCCGCCCAGCAGTCCGCTCAGCGCGCTCGACGCCAGCCCGCTCAGCGGCTTCAGCCCCTGGGTCAGTGCCATGCCGGCCAGGTTGAGGCCAATTCGGCGCAAGATGTCGTCGAGCGAGCGCCCGCTGACGGTCGCCGCCCGCAGCGCCCCGCCGAGCTGGTCGCCGAAGCGCGACGACAGCTTTTCGAGGTTCGACAGCGCCGCTGCAAAGGGCGCCGTGTCGGCCTCGATCGACACGGTGAACGTCTCGTCCATCGTCAGGTCTCCTTAAAGGTCAGGAAAGCGCGCCATCAGCGCGCCGAGATCGTCGCGCGCCGGCGCCGGGCGCGACGCACGGTTCAGTCCGGCGCTCCAGGCGAATTCGCGCGGCGTCATCGCCCAGAATTCGGCCGGCTTCAGCCGCAGCAGGCCGAGGCCGGTTTCGAGGACGTCGTCCCATGGAAACCAGTCCGTCGGCGCTGCTGCGGCGGTCAAGGGTTTGCCGGCCCCGCCTCCCCGGCGAAGGTCACGGTGAGAAGTTCGGACACGATCGCGGCGAAGCCGGCCACCCCGCCCTCGCAGCGCATCGCCAACACCTCGTCATCAGCCAGCGCATTGCCGCCGCCGCGCAGGCCCGCGCCGATGATCTTCGCCATGTCGCCGGCCGACAGCCTGCCGGTCGAAAACCGCTCGACCAGCGCACCGAGGTCGTTCGCCTCGAACGCGCTTTCGAGGTCGGCCAGCGCGCCCAGTGTCAGGCACAGCCGATAGTCGCGTCCGTCGAGCGTCGCGGAAATCTCGCCGCGCCGATGGTTCACGTTCATTCGGCCTCCACGAAGTTCAGCGCGCCGGCCGATTCCAGCGCCGCCTCAAACGTCACTTCGCCGTCATGGCTGCCGGCATATTCGAGCGCCGTGATCTGGAACGGCCCTGCGATCACGCCGAAATCGGGGATCGCGAGCTGCCAGGCCGAGATCGCGCCTTCGAAGAAGCGCTCGCGCAACAGCGCGTCCGACGCCTGGTCCTTGAAGATGCCGGATCCACTGACCGAAGCGCGCTGCACGCCGGCGCCCGCCAGAAGCTCGCGCCAGCGCCCGGCCGAATCCGCGTTGGTCACGTCGACGGTCTCGGAATTGAACGCCAGCCGCTTGGTGCGCAGCCCGGCGATGGTGACGAATGCGCCCGTCCCGTCGGGGTCGAGCTTGAGCAACAGATCCTTGCCCTTCTGAGCAACCATGGAGGCCTCCAGGTAAAATGTTCAACGATGTCAGTGAATTCAGGTTGCCGCTTCGGTCAACGCGCGAAACCGGATCAGGCCGTGGTCGACGTCATTGTCGTCCTCGTAGCGAACTTCGGAATACTCCATGCGCAGCCGGATCAGCGCATGGCTGTCCAGCGCCAGCGCCGCGTCGTCGAGCGCCGCCCGCACCATCTCGATCAGCGCGTGGCATTCGCTTTTGCCGCGCTCCTTCGACCACACATGCAGCGTGACGAGATGTTCCGCGCCGCTCTCCGTATCGGTCGACCAGTCGTAGACGCTGGTCCGGCCGAAGGTGAGATAGGGGAATTTCGCATTGGCCGGTGCCTGGTCATAAAGCTGGACCTCGCCCATGGCGGCGCCCAGCTCGGCGTTCCCCTGCAGCGCCGCGAAGACGGCCCGATGAAGTTCAAGTGCCGCGCTTGTCATCCGCCCCCTCCTCGCCCGTCCGCCGCTCCCGCTCGCCACGATAGCCCGACGCAACGTCGTCGGCCATGCCGTGCAGAAGGCTGCGCAGGCTCCTGACGAGATCGTCGCCGGTCGTGCGTATCGCCGCCTTCATCGCCCCGTCTCCCGCGTCTCGCAGACCAGATATCGGCCCGTTTCGTCCGGGTCGGAGATGGTCTCGACGGCGAAGACGCGCTCGCCGCGGCGAAACCGCATCCGCCGGAAAATATCCGCGCGATGTCGCATGGTGATGCGGTGCGTGATGTCGACCTGACGCTGGTCCGCGCCGTAGCGCATCCGCGCCCGTACCGGCTCGACATGCGCGAACAGCGTCGCCACCTCCACCCATTCGCGCACCACGCCACCCGCCCCATCGCCGCTCTCGATCGCGTCTTCCACGGTCAGTTCGGTGCGCAGCATCCCCGGATCGATGAATTCTGCCATCACGCGATCCTCCTGCGCTTGAACGGCGCGATCAGCCGCTCGTAGCCGGCGGGATAGGAAACCGGCTGGTTGCCCGCGCCATGGACGCCGCGAAACTCGTACCAGTGCGCGACCAGCACCAACACCGCCCGTTTCAGAAGGTCGGGAACGTCCGTCGCCGCCTCACTATCACCCGCGACGAAATCGATCTCGATCCCGTTCAGCGATGCCGTCGGCGCCAGCGGTTCCTTGAAATGCACCCGTGCCGGGCGCGACACCGCGTCGACGACGTAATTCGCCGGATCGACCACCGATCCCTCGCCATCCTCGCCGAACACGGTCACGGACAACACCTCGCGCACCGGATGCGGCGCCAGGCGCACGGTCCGGTCGCGCGGCAGCGTGTCGAGCACCTTGCGCCAGCTCTGCGCCATCAGTGCCAGCCCCGTCGCCGCCTCGACTTCCTCGCGCGCGGCGCGGATGAGCCCGGTCACCAACTCGTCCTCGCTGTCGTGCTGAAGGCGCAGATGGGCCTTCGCCTCGGCCAGCGTCACCGGCTCGCCCTCGGGGCCGGTCGTTCGAAATGCGGTCATCGCCACCTCGGTCTTCTGGAAAAAAGATGGCCCCGGCAATCGCTTGCCGGGGCCGGGCACGTCGTTCAGGCAGGCAGGAGAGGACCTGCCTTACGCCGTGCCGAACTTCAGGAGCTTGATCGCGTCGAAATCCTGCACCCCGCCGCCGACGCGCTTGGTCACGTAGAAGAGCACGTAGGGCTTGGCGGAATACGGGTCGCGCAAAACGCGCACGCCGGCCCGGTCGACGACCAGATAGCCGCGGCCAAAATCGCCGAAGGCGATCGGCGTCGCATCCGCGCCGATGTCGGGCATGTCCTCGGCCTCGACGACCGAGAAGCCCATCAGCATCGCACGCGCTCCCGCGGTCGCCGGCGGCTGCCACAGATAGTTGCCGTCGGCGTCCTTCAGCTTGCGGATCGCGGCCTGCGTCCTGCGGTTCATCAACCAGTTGGCGTTCTGGCGATAGCCGCTTTTCAGCGCGTAGACCGTGTCGATCAGCACGTCCGAAGCGTCCTCCGCCGGCAGCGCGCCGTCGACGCCGGTCGCGACATGGCCGAGGCTGCCCCACGCCCAGTCGCCTTCCGCCACCGATCCATAGTCGAGGAAGCCGCGCGGCTTGTTCACCCCGTCGCCATTGACGAAGGCCGCGCCCTCCTGCTCGGCGAACGCGATTTCCACTTCGCCGGTGATCCAGTCGCCGAGATCGACGATCGAATCTTCCAGCAATGCCGCCGTCGCCGCCGGCATCGCATAGAGTTCCATCGTCGGGAACTGCATCTCCTGCAGCGCCGCCGTCGCCGTCTGCGGCCGCGCCGCCGTCTCGCCGACCCAGCCGACCGCCGGGCCATTCACCGCGAAGGGCTTCTTCAGGACGGCACCCGACACCTGCCGCACCGTCGCGATCGAGCGGATCGGCGACAGCTCACGCAGCCGCGCACCGATCGCCGTCTCGATCTCATCGGGCACGAGATAGCCACCATCCTGGCCCGAGCCATAGCTCATCGCCTTCTGTTCGAGGTCGCGCAGCGTGCGTTCCTCGCCGGCGCGCACATAGGTGTCGAAAGCGTGCTTGTGCTCCAGCGCGGCGCCCGCCGCGCGTTCGCCGCCCAGATGCGGACGCGCCCGCTTCAGGCTCATCTCGTCGAGCGCGCGCTGCTGGCGATCGAGCGCGGCCGAGATGCGATCCACCTTGTCGGTGGTGATGACGTCGGCGCTCATGCGCTTTTCGATCTGCGCCAGCCGGCTGTCATTGGCCTCGCGAAACGTGCCGAACGTCGTCATCAAATCGTCGAAGGCATCGCCGATCTCGCCGGTCGCCGCCTTGGTCTCGATGGAATGGTTCATCGAAGAATGGTCCTTTGATTGGGGGATCGTGCCGCCTGCCGGATGCGCTCCGCCAGGCTCGTCTCTGTGTCCGACGCGGCGTCCCGCTCGCGCCTCAAGCTGGCGAAGCCATGAGTCACCACATGCCTCGCCTCCTTGCGCGTCAGCTGCGCGTCCCGCGTCAGCCAGCGCTCGAATTCGCGTGTCGTGGGCAGCGCGGCGCCCTTGGCGATCCGCGCCCCGTCCTGCATCGGAAAGGTCACGACCGAAATCTCCCAGAGATCCGCCTCGCGGATATGCCGGATGCCGGTCTTCGGGTCGGTATGGCCGCGCGCGACCTTGAAGCCGATCGACAGCCCGTCCAGCGCGCCGTCGCGGATCAGTTCGCGCACCTCGCGCCCCTTCGCCGACCCGGCCGAGAGCCGCCCCCGCACCTTCAGCCCGAACGCATCCTCCGAGATCGCCGTCCACGCGCCGATCGGCTGGGCCGGGTCGTGCTGGAAGAGCATCCGGATGCCGCCCGGCCTCCGCTTCGCCAGCGCCTTCGCAAACGCCCCGCGCTCGACGATGTCGCGGCTCAGATCGACCCGGTCGAACAGGCTCGCATAGCCCTCGAACACGCCCGTCTCGTCGACGCCGTCGATCGCCACGTCGACCAGCTTGCGCTCCAGTTTCACCGTTCTCATCCCTTGTCGCCTCGCTCCATCTTCCCGTCCGCCCGGTCGAAGAGCCGCATCACGAGGCCGAGCGCCCACCAGGCGCTGAGGCTTGCGGCGGCCGATCCCATCAGCATGATCTCGAATGCGCCCAGCGCCGATCCGACATCGAGCTCCGAGGCGATCTTCAGCCCCGCCGCGCCGCCGAAGATCAGGCCCGAGACGACGCCGACGGTGAAGCGCAGCGCCGCCTCGCGCCGTCCGCGCGGCAGCACATAGGCGACCGAGATCGCCGAACCGGCGATCGCGCCGGCAAGTTTGGCCAGCCAAAGCCAGGCCGCTTCCATCGCGATGTTCATGTCACCTCCTTCACACGACCGGCAGCGGGCCGTAGCCCACCGCCTCGCGCTTTTCCGCATCGGTCAGGAATTCCGCCGCGCCGATCCGCGCCCACAGCGCCTCGCGCTCGGCCGCAAGTCCTTCGATCCGGTCGGAGTCGTAGTGAAGCTTCAACCGCCGCCCGAAGCGCGGGCCGAGCCAGCCGCCGAGTTCCTGCGCGATGCGCTCGACAAGCGGCAGCACGGTCAGCCGGTAGAAGGCGCGGTTCGCCTCCTGATAGTTCGCGTAGGTGTTGTCGCCGGGAATGCCGAGGATCATCGGCGGAATGCCGAAGGCGAGCGCGATGTCGCGGCTTGCCGCGTTCTTTGCCTCGATGAAATCCATGTCCTTGGGCGTCAGCCCCATCGCCTTCCAGTCGAGCCCGCCTTCCAGAAGCAGCGGCCGTCCGGCCCGCACAGCGCCCGTATAGTCTTCCTCCAGCTCCGCCTTTAGCCGCTCATACTGGTCGTCGGTGAGGTTCCCGCCTTCCTTCGGCGCATAGACGAGCGCGCCCGACGGCCGGGCCGAATTGTCGAGCAGCGCCTTGTTCCAGCGCCCCGTCGCGTTGTGCACGTCGAGCGCCATCAGGGCCGCCTGCAGCGGCGGAAAGCCGTAATGATCGTCGAGCGGATGGAAGAGCGCGAAGTGATGCGCCCCGCCGCTTTCGCTCAAACCCAGCCCCACGCGCCTCGTCGCCGCGCCCTGCCGCTCCTCCAGCGCCACCGGCCAGCCGGACCGGTCGGCCGTGACCGTCACGCGGTCCGGCCGCAGCAGGTGCAACTCGCGCGCGCCGGACGGCGTCTCGACCAGTTCGGCATAGGCGTTCCCGGCCATCATTAGATGCCCGTAGAGCCCTTCCAGAAAGGCCGGGCCGGACTGGCGCGCATTCGGCCGCGCGACGAGGTCGAGCAGCGGATGCTCGGTCAGTTCTTCGCCGTCCTCATAGAGCAGGAAGGGAATGGTCGCCGCTGCCTGCGAAATCATCCGCACCGAGCGATGCACCACCGGATTGCGCATGAAGCCCTCGCGGGCGAGCGCCGCATAGTCGCCGCGCGTCCACACCGCCTCGCCATTCATGTGCAGCGCGACGAAGCCCGGCGACAGGCTCGCGGACCGGGTCTCCAGCCGCGCGCCATCGTCCTCGGGGCGGTTCGCCCAAGGCCATTTCCATCCCATCGGCAATTCCTTCAGGTAAGTTTGCGGATGCGCGGTTCCTGCCCGCGACCGAGAAGAAGTTCGTTCAGCGCCCAGACCAGCGCATCGAGCCGGTCGGGCGAGCGTCCGTTCGACAGGCCCTGCGGCCCGAAATCGCACATCTCGTCTTCCAGCTCCGGGAAGCGGCGCGCATGGACCACCTTCCCCTGATGATAGAGAGCTGCCACCGGCTCGGCCCGCAGCCACTTGCCGCGCGAGGCGCGCACCGCCTTTACCGGCAGGCTCGCATCGACGGCGACAAGCACCGCGCCGACCATGTCGCCGCCCTGGTTCACCTCGGCAACGACGCAATCTGCCTCATGCCGGTGATAGGCCTCGACGATGCGCGCGGCCCAGCCCTGCGGCTTCAAGCCCTGCACCGTCGCATCCTCCAGCACCACCGCGCGTCCGTCGTCGCACAATCCCGCAACCACGATCCCGCACGCATCCGCCTGCCGGCCCGAGCTAGCCGGCGGGTCGACCGCGACCACGATCCGCGTCATCTCCGGCCGGCCGTCGATCCGCACTGCCTCCAACTGCGCGCGCGACCACAGCGCATCGTCGCGATCCTCGATCAGTTCGCCGTCGAGTTCCTGGCGCTCCAGCCGCGAGCCCGCATAGCGCTTGCGGATCGTCTCGATGAATCCGACCGCCAAATTGTCGCGATTGTCCATCGTCTTCAGCCGCGTCACCGTCACGTCCGGATCGGCGATCAGCGCCTTGACCAGCGGGATCGGCCGCGGCGTCGTGGTGATGATCTGCGCCGGCCGCTCGCCCAGCCGCAGGCCGAATTGCAGCATGTCGAAACAGTCCTGCGGGTGCCGCCACTTCGCCAGTTCGTCGCACCAGGCCGCATCGAATTGCGGCCCGCGCAGGCTTTCCGGGTCTTCGGAAGAAAACGCGTAGGCGACCGCGCCGCTATCCCACACCAGCCGCCGCCGTCCCGCCTCGTAGCGCGGCCGGTTGCCGCGCGCCTGCGTGATGATGCCCGAAGCGCCCTCGATCATCACCTCACGCACGTCGCCCAGCGTCTCGCCGATCAGCGCGATGCGACCGTGATTGCGTCCGAAACTGAACGGCACCAGTCCGCGCACCAGCGCGTTCACCCATTCGGTCCCGAGCCGCGTCTTTCCCGCCCCGCGCCCGCCCAGCACCAGCCAGGTCGGCTTTGCCGTCCTCAGCGTATACTGCGCGCCGTTCGAGTGGCGCACCCATTCCCCGCGCGTCAGCGCTTCGTCATGCGCCGTCAGGTTCTGCGCCGCCCAGTCTTCCTGCATGATATCGGGCGAGTTCGCGAATTCGGTCGTCGATCCGCTTGAGAGCGGCGGCAAGTTCGGCATCGTCTTTGATCTGCTTGTCCTTTGCGTCCTCGTCGGAACGCATGGTTTCGCCGATTTTCTCCAGCGCCCGCACCATCGCCATGATGGTGTCGACGCGCGCCTTGTCGAAGGTCAGCCCCTCCCCGTCCTGTCCGAGCGTCAGCCGCTCGATCTCGGCGATCAGCCGGTCGTACTGTATGTCGATCCGCCTCCGCCGCTCCGCCACGCTGCCCGCCGCAACCGGCTTCCAGCCCTCCGCCTCGGCCCGCATCCGAACCATCCGCAACGACCGCCCCGCGATCATCGCCAAGTTCTCCAGCGAAGCCTCCCCGCCCTCATGGACATGCCGCATCGCGGCGAAAACGCCCTCAGCGCTCCCCAT